GTAATACAGATTGTAATTAAGATCGCTAATCTGAAATATCTGTTTTTTCGGGTGTGATGTTTTTGCTTTCAATATTTTCATCTTCTTTTTTTCTATTCAACATTTTTTGTAATTCAGCTGTTGACCCTACAAACAAAGCATTTTTAATATTAGCGTTAGATGTTTTTGGTAATTGTTTTAATTCTTTTAACTTAGCTTGTAAATCTTGTAATTTATCTACGGTGTCGGCGACATTTTTAATACCTGCTAATGCTACCTCATATGCTCTAGGATGTTGGCCTTCTTTTGCTACATCTAATATACCTTGTATAGCCTCTTGGCCTCTTTCAATTAAATTATAGTAATTTTCTCTACTATATTTGTAATCGTTATCAACGTCTTCTTTTTGTTTATCTTCTTTACGAGGCACCAAAGGTTTAAATTCTTTTTCTACCTTTTCTACTTCTTTTTCAATGCCAAGTATCTCGTTGACTTTTTCTTCTAATTTACTCATAAAGCTATTTATTAAATTAAAGTTTAAAACCTTTGTACCAATTAGGTAAACCTAAATGTGGCCTATTATCAAAAATATTTTTATCTGCTTCACCAACTTTAGAATCAACATCATTATAATGTAAAAACACTTGAGCACAATTTTCTCCTAAAAATACTTCTCGCCAATGTTCTAGTATCATACCTTTATAAACTAACATATCACCAGGTTTTAAAGTTATCTTTTTACCCTTATTTTCACTTTGAGCTGTATATTTTTTATTATCAGGTATTCCGACATTCTTTGTATTTTCTAAATAAATTGGCCAGTCATCACCACCTAAATTCATAGTTGTTGAAATCTCACAACTAAATCTATCTTTATGCCTTTTTAATATATCACCTTTTTTATATATTCTAGCATAAGAGTAAGTAGGATTTAATTTAATACCTGTTGCTTTTTCCATTTTAGGTTGAACAGCTAACAATAAAGTTTCCATTGCTATATCAGCATAATGTGAATATGTATTTGGCACTTGTTCATCATTCCATACACCAAACTCTGTTGTAAATGGTGATATATAACGAGTGTCAAATAATGTCCTTGCCACTTGTTTTTTCATTGAAAAATAGTTATATAAAAAGTTAGCAATTTTAGGATCAATCGCTTCTTTTATAACTAGATAATGATTTTTTTTAAATGTTGTTTTCATTATTTCATACCTTTCGCTGTGTCAACAATTATATTTCTTACTGCTTGTAAATTAAAGTGAATAAATCTAAACGGCTCAACTCCATTATCTACAGCAAATTCGTGTGGTACATAAGCAGGAAAAAATACTAATGTTCCTGGTTTAGGTCTAATGTGTAACTGATCTGACATTGGACTAATTTTATTACCATTTTTTTGAGGTAACTTTGTCATCATTGCTCCAGCTCTTGGATCGTGGAAAACAGGAAAAGATGTTTTATCACTACACTTTAAAAAGTAAAATCCTGATATATGATTATCCCAATGAACGTGAGTGCTGTGATGACCACCACCTTGTTTAGCAAACTCTTGTACCCAAAATTCTGTAAAGAACATTGTATATTTTTCCATATCATAACCCCATTCTTCTAAAAGATTCCAAGAGGTTTGTCCAATATAAGATTCCATTTCTTTTAGACCTGGATCACCGTTTAGTGGTGTTGAGTGATAACTTAATCCGTGGTCTTTTACTTTTGAATAGTTTTTATTACCTAAAAACTTTTTTCTTTCTTTTAAAGGTTCAGCCATATTTTTTTCAGATTCTTTAATAAACTTATTTGTGGCTTTAATTGCTGAGGATAACCATTCTGGTTTTTCAATTGTATAAATCGGCGTAGCAAAGCGCCAATCTGTATTCATTTCTTCTTTTTGATTTGATGTAACTGTCATTTTATATTATATATCCTTTATTTAAAAGGGTACCCCAGGTTCCAAACTACTAAAGAGTATCGTGTGCCTCTTGTAACTGGTGCTACTCTGTGCCACACAAAACTTGGAAAAACAATAACCGAACCACGAGGTCTTATTTCAGTACAAGATTTTATAGCCTTTTTTTTATTTTTTTCCCAATCCACTTGATTTCTAAAATCAAATTCTAAATTACCACCATCATATTCATCAGGATGATTTAGACTAATAGTTACTGATAGTTATCGTATTTTTCCGTGAGAGGGGTCAATTGATCCATCGTCAAGTTTTTTTCTTTCATAAGGTTTTTCCCAGCTATCACAATGCCAACCATAATATTGGCCTACACCATATTTTGTAAATTGGCAAGATTCTGAAAAATCCCATTCAAAATTCCAACCTGCTTTAGCATTTGCTTCGTGTATTAATGGTTGTATTTCTTTGTAAATCCATCTATCGTTCATCCAAACAATATCGGACTTTCTTTTCTTTTGTATGTTATTGATTACTGATTTTTTTAGACTACCATCAGCTTTTCTACTTGAACCATCGTCTCTTTCAACACCACCTGTGATGGCCATTTCTGCTTTATGTTGTTTACCGTAATCTATAATGTCTTGGCAAAGTTTTGGCGATAACGCCGATTGGAAGTGATAATAATAATTTTTCAAATTCATTTATATAATCCTTATTCAATGATGTATAATATATAGGTGTTTTAAAAACTTCAATATTTAATTTTGAAATTTGTATCTTATTATTACTACGCCTGAACCACCTGATCCACCTTGTGTAACTGGTACTCCAGGACCACCTGATGATCCTCCGCCACCGCCTCCAGTATTAGCTGAACCGGATGTTGCATTTGAACCACCTGTCACCCCTGTTCCACCACCTCCAGCACCAGCAACACCTGCTGATGAAACACATTTTGGTGATGAGCCACCACCTCCACCACCTGCTCTAGTTACCGCTGAACCTGAAATTTCACTTGAAGCACCATCACCGCCAGTACCACCGCCAGCTCCACCTGAAGGACCATTTGATGATCCTGCATCAGTAGCACCGCCACCACCGCCGCCACCATCATCTCCGTTTGGTGGGCCACCTGGAGCACCATTTGTACCTTGTGCTGGACTTACTGGTGGTGTGTTTCCTGTACCAGCTGCTTGTGGTGAACCTCTATCACCACCTCCACCTGAACCACCATTTCCAGCTGCTCCTCTTCCACCACCTCTTCCACCACCTGCTGAGGTGATAGTTGAAAATACTGAATTTGATCCTGCTGCTCCTGTTGTTGGTTGAGCACCGCCAGCACCACCAGCTCCTACCGTAACAGGATAAGTTTGTGCTGTAACAGGTAATCCTGAACCAGCGTCTAATGGGCTTGCTGTGTAAGGAGTAGAAGGAGATTTACCCTCTCTAAATCCACCAGCGCCACCGCCTCCGCCGCCATCACCACCTGCTCCACCACCGCCAGCGATTACTAAATAAGAAACTTGATTTGAACCTTTTGTATTACCACCACAAGATACAACAAAGTTAGCGTCACCTGTAAATGTATGAATTTTGAAATCACCTGAAGTTGTGATCGTACCACCTGTAGCAGCTACATAAGCTGTTGGTTGGTAATCACCACCATCAATTAAACTTGGTCCTGATGTAGCCTCATTTTGTTTTGCTAACCAACCTTTATCATTATCAACAAATACTAATTCTAATACCGTATTATTTGTAGTTAATTCAAATTCACCGGGTACCTCTGTACTATCAATATTTTTTCCGCCTGTATTAATAAGAACTTTATTTGTAGAAAAAGTACCTGAATAATCGGCTAAAACAATTGTGTCACCTCTACTAGGTGATGTAGGTAAAAATACCTCTATAACACCTGTATTAGTATCTAAAAAGTATCCTCTACCAGCGACTGCTGTAAGTGTAGTTGAACCGTCAGCAACCACTACTGCTTGCCAGTTTGTGCCTGCTGTTACTGAGCCGCCTAAAGCGACTGCCGTACCGTTAATTGTAATTGATGAATTTGCTAGTTTAGCATTGGCAACGGAGCCTGCTAATCTATCGCTTGCTATAGTACCTGGTGCTATATCGCCACTTTGAATAGTAGCGTCTGTAATTCCACCAGTTTTAATTCTGTTTATGGCCATAATTGTGATTCTCTATTATAGTATTTATACTATTTATTCGTCCTTATCTGTCGTTACATTATACTTTTTACTATCTTCAAAAAAGTCAATGGTTGTTGTAAATCCAAAGTCATCATCAGCGTCGGCCGTTGTAGGACTAGGCACAATAATAATACGACTTTCCCTTGCTTTATTTACTCTATCTGTATCAGAGTAATTATCAGTTTGAACGGTTTTAATAACTTTTTGTGATGTTGACGGACCGAATAGATAGGTTTTAGCAGTAAAATTTAATGTGTAAATTACAGCTCTTCTGGTTTGAAAATCACCAGAGTATGTGTCTTCATAATTAACACTATTTAAAATAATTGGTATATCTCTCTTAATATTTAAATCTGGTATGGCATTAATAGTTACTGTAAAGTCTGGTTGAAAGAAAGGCAATATTTGTTCTATAATTTGTAAACCAGCCTCAGCACTTGCTGTAAAAGAGAACAAGTTATATGATATATTATAAGGGACTGGTGTATAATTAAAATCTAAAACTTTACCATCTTTGTTAGATTTTACTTGTTTAAATTTTTGTATTCTAGTTAGTTTTCTAGTAGGGTCATATGCGATATTTGATATTTCAAAACCCATACGAGGTAATGTAATGGCAAACTCTCTGTTATTTAAACTTGATTGTTGATCTAATCTAACTAAAAATTTTTCTTTAGGGCCATATGCCAAAGGCACACGAATAGTTTGTATAACTTTTCCTGTGTCATTTTTTCTTTTTATCTGTATGTTGTTAAAGATTTGACCAAAACCTATGGTCATTCTTCTCATACTTTCGTTGTAAAAATAATTTCCAAACATTAAAAGTCAACCTCTCCAAATGGGTTACGTTCAGTAAAATCTAATATGTCGTCTGCTGTTGATGATGTATCAAAGCCAGCAGCTGTATCTAAATCATTGTTATCAGCATAAGGCGATTGTGATTGTATATTATAAGTTTCCATTAATAGATAATTAGATGAACTATCAGCACCATCATTTTCAAGTAATAAAGCACCATCTTCATTTTCTAAACTCATTTGATGAGCAAGTTGATCTAATGAATACTTATCTTCAGCAGCGTCAATTTCTGAAACGCCTGTATCAAGTCTCTCACTTGAATATTCAAATCTAGTACATCTTAATTTATAAACTGGTAATTGACCTAATTGGAAAAATGGCTCTTGGTCTTCAACAAATTGTATTTCAAAAAAGCTATTCATCAAAGGCATATAAATTATATCGCCTTCGTTTGGTCTGCCTGATACAATTAAAGTAGCAGGGTCATCAACTAAATCTAACCATCTTCTTTTAGACACCATAAAAGTAGTGTCTTCTCTAATTTCTAATCCAAACTTGTTTATGATTTCTTGTTGACCAGCAAAACCCTCAGTAGTTTCCATATACATTTCGGCTAGATAAGCGGCATTAAATTTACTCGCTACATCTTCTCCTAATATTAGGTCTCTATTAACAAGTGTTCGTGGTAAATAGTAAACGTCTTGGCCGTAAATTTTAAGACCCTCAATAATTAAATTTTCATAAAGTCTTTTTTCAGCGTCTGACCCTATACCATTGCCACCTTGAAAATAATGATTTACTGGCATAAGGTATTATCCTATCATTATTGCTGGATTTAATTCGTAAGTTGTTCTCATTTCAGCCTCAAGTTTTTCTAAATCACTTAAAGCTTCTGAATAGATTTGTTGACCATTAAGTTGAACACCACCTAACATTGTTACGCCATTAAATTTAGATAAGTTAGCACCCCATTGTTTTTTAAATAAAGCAGTCACATATCTTTTTAAAAATATATCATTAAAGACATCTGTATGAGTCGCTGGGTCTAATTTTCTATAACACTCTATAACTATGTATTCACCAACAGCTAAATCGTTTGACCAATCCATATCAATATACAATCTATTATCGTGTTGATTAAATCTTAATGGTTTTTCACCAACTAATACGTGATCTAAAAAATCTAAATGTCTTAATACAATGTCATAATTTATAATACTTGTAGATGAAAAATCATACAAGTCATTTAATCTTAATTGGTATCTTACATCAAATAAGTTTAGATTACCTTTATTAGAAAACGGAAATAAATTAATTACAGATACAACTGATTCTGGAACAACAATAAAATTATTACCCTCTGTAAAAGTAGTAGATACGCTATTTTTAGTAGCAGTCTCACCTGAAGTATCAGCAGTAATTCTATCTTTATCAGCTTGAGTATATTGATATTTTAAATATGTTCGTCTAATACCATCATAGTGATATTGAGAGTAATATTGTAATGCTTCGTCCAGTCTATCTTCTAACTGGTCGTCATCAACATTTATTTCTATGACTGGTTTTCCGAGTGCTCTTAAAGCATATTCTTTTAAGTTAGCTCTACTTGCTGGTGTTGCCATTATTAAATCCCTTTAGTTTTCAGGTATATTTATAATAATTTATCCAAGGGCTACGGCCTGAGCAATAGCAAAAGATTTAGCAGCTTTATTGTCTAATTGAGTTTGAATAGCTGAGGAAACGCCATCTAAATGACCTATTTCTGTTGCCGTAACATCACTCACAGATACATCACCACTTCCGTCTGATACAAGAGCTCTAGCATTTGTCAAGTTTACCATTTTACTAAAAGCAATACTTCCTGCTAATTGAGCATTTGTTATAGTGCCTGATAATGAACTTGTAGGATAGTCAGTAGCGTCTGTTAAATCAAAAGCTGGAGTAGTATCACTTGCTCCTAAAGCAAGGGTTATACCACCAAAATTTACACTTGAATTAGTAAGTGATGAATTTGCTATGTTAGATAAAGTATTGTTTGATCCACTAATTGTTTTATTTGTAAGTGTATCAGTAGATGTTTCAGTTACAACAGCTCCGTCTGTAGCAATTGTCATTTCACTTCCATTTAAAGAAGTTGTTATACCTGAGCCACCTAAA